ACAAGAATGGAAGAAGAGCAAGTTGTAACCATAGAAGCGCACGAAGCGTAATAGGAGGCTAAAATTATGGCATCAGTAAAAGGCGTTAATTTTACCAATATAACTTCTAGTCCTGTAGTGAACACTGCAAGTAAAGAAGCATACGGTAAATTAAGAGTTACTTTTGATACTTATGAAGCTTCTTCATTAGCTTCAGGCTCTGACATTTCAGTTGCTAGATTACCAAAAGGCGCAACGGTTTACGAAGTAATCGTACACCATGACGGTTTAGGTGCATCATCAACTATTAAAGTTGGAGACAGCGCAGACGATGACAGATACATCGCAGCAACATCAACAGCATCAGCTGGGAAACTGGTTATGTCTGAAGATGGAGCAATCGATGGATTTGGCTTCGAACAAACTGCTGAAACTGACATCATTTTAACTACTGGCGGTGCTGCCATTTCTGGCACTATCAAAGTAGCTATCATGTATGCAGTTGAATAGTTAACTCTTACGAGGTTGGCGGTAACGTTATGTGCTGCCAGCCTCATAATCATTATGAAAGTTTTTATCATGCTGTTTATGGCGTGTTCACCTTATATGGAAAAATGTATTGAATTTCACGAAGACCAACCAACTGAATTTAAAACATTAAACATCTGTAAAGAAGAAGCGACCAAAACATTAAAAAAAATTATTACAGAATTTGAGAAGAAAAATTTACCAGCAAAAATATTTGTAACTTGTAAGGAGATTGAAAAATGGCAAGCGTAGTGGATATGGCAAACTCTGCATTAAACTTATTAGGTGCATCAACAATTACTGCACTGACAGACGATAGTAAAAATGCAAGGTTAGTAAACCAAAGATATGAACCAATTAGAAATAGAATATTTAGGTCACATGCTTGGAACTGTTTAACTAAAAGAGTGCAACTTGCTGAAGATGCAGACGCTCCAGTGATTGAGTATGCAAATCAATTTACGTTACCAGCTGATTGTTTACGAGTTTTAAAAATACATAATGGTACGACTGACAGTATTGAAAGTGACCTGGACTACAAAGTAGAAGGTAGAAAAATTAAAACAGACGAAGGTACTGTTTATCTAGTTTACATAGCTTTAATTACAGACCCCAACGAATACGATAGTTATTTGCAAGAGGCTATCTCAGCTGCACTTGCTGCTGATATTGCTTATGCAGTTACGAACAATGCAACACTTGCTAAAAATTATTTAGAAACAGCTGACGAAAGATTACGTGAAGCTCGTTTTATAGATGCAACAGAAAATTCATTAGGAACGATTGAAAGCAACGAATTTACAGATGCGAGGTTATAATGCCTAGAACAACATTAGCATTAACATCATTTGTTAGTGGTGAGTTTGGACCCAAGTTAGATGGTCGAACTGACTTTGACAAATATCAAACAGCTACAAAGAAATTAGAAAATTTTTTAGTACACCCACAAGGCGCAGCAACAAGAAGAGTGGGTACGCAACATATTGCAGAGGTTAAAGATAGTGCAGCCAAAACAAGATTAATACCGTTTGAATTTTCAACGACACAAACTTACATTTTGGAATTTGGAGACCAGTATATTCGTTTTTATAAAGACAAAGGTCAGATATTGAGTAGCAATGTTGCTTATGAAATATCAACTCCTTATAGAACCGCAGAATTATTTGATATTAAATGGGCGCAATCCGCAGATGTTATGTATATCTGCCACCCCAACCACGATGTTAGAAAATTATCAAGAACAGGTCACACAAGCTGGACTTTAAACACAGTATCTTTTTCTGGCTCACCATCACCAGGTATTTCTGGCTCTAATAACAGACCAAGCTGTGTTTCATTTTTTGAGCAACGTTTAGTTTTTGCTGGAACGAATAATAATCCGCAATCCTTATGGTTTTCTAAATCTGGTGATTATGAAAACTTTACAACTGGAACCAACGCTGGCGATGCAATGATTTATACGATTGCATCAAACCAAGTTAATAGAGTTAGATATTTAAAATCACAAAGAACTTTAGTTGTTGGAACAACAGGTGGTGAATTTACTGTAAGTGCTGATGGTACTGACGCAAGTATCACTCCAACCAACATTGCAATTAAAAGACAAAGTTCTTATGGTTCTGCCGATGTTGATGCTCTAACAGTAGGTAACGCTGTTCTCTTTTTACAAAAAGCAAAACGTAAGATTAGAGAACTTGCTTATAACTTTGACGTGGACGGTTATATCGCACCAGATTTAACAATATTAAATGACGCTGTTACGACATCTGGAATTAATGAAATGGCATATCAACAAGAACCAGATAGTATTATTTGGTGTGTACGTGATGATGGCGTTCTTGCTGGATTAACATATCAACGTTCAGAAAATGTTGTTGCATGGCATAGACATATTTTTGGTGGTGAGTTTGACGGTGGCAATGCAGTTTGTGAAAGTGTTGCAACTATATCAGGTGATTTAACTGAAGATGAACTTTGGGTAATTGTTAAAAGAACAATTAATGGAAGTACAAAACGATATGTAGAATGTTTTTCTAGTTTTGATTTTGATGAAACTGATGCGGAAGATTTTAAATTTTTAGATAGTTTCTTAACTTACGATGGTTCTGCAACTACTTCAATTAGTGGACTGGACCACCTGGAAGGTGAAACCGTATCAATTCTTGCAGACGGAGCAACACATGCTGACAAGACTGTAAGTAGTGGAGCAATCACTTTAGACCGTTCAACAACAAAAGCAGTTGTTGGTTTAAAATATGACAGTGTTTTACAAACTATGAGAATAGAAGGTGGAGCTGCTGAAGGAACTGCTCAAGGTAAAACCAAGCGTATTAGCAAGGTGGTGTTAAGGTTATTTGAAACCGTTGGAGCTAAAGTAGGTCCAGCATTAGATAATTTAGAAACAGTTCCATTTAGAAGTTCATCAGACCCAATGGATACTCCAGTCTCAACATTAATTGCTGGTGATAAAGAAATAGAATTTAGAGACGATTATAACACAGATGGTTTTGTCGTAGTAAAACAGGACCAACCATTACCATTATCTATATTAGCAATTTATCCAACTGTAGTGACTAACGATGGATAATATTAAAGTAGTTCCGTACAAATCCTGGCACTCAACAAAAATTATACAAGCTGGAATGAATGATGAAAAACTTTCAATTGATGCCAAAGCATATTCTGACAAAATTGAATTGGCAGAGCCTGGCATGTCATACACTCTATTGGTCAATGATACTATTGTTTGTTCTGGTGGCATCTATCCTCTTTGGACTGGTGTTGCTGAAGGTTGGGTTTTGTCAACTCGCAGAATATTTGATTTCACTTTGTCAGCGTGCAGAGCAATTAAAGAACGAACAGATTTAATTTGTGAGAATAATAAAATTTGGAGACTGCAAACGGCAGTCAGAGCTGATTATGAAACTGGCATACGATTTGCTGGTTGGCTTGGATTAAAAAAAGAAGGTCTGATGAAAAAATACGGACCTGATGGTTCTAACTATTACAAGATGGCAAAAATTTATGAGTATAATAGGTAATATATTTGCAGCAGATGCTGCTAAGAAAATTGGTAAATACAATAATGCAGTTGCACAACAACAAGCTGCGTATGAACGTAAGGTCGCTGAAAGAAATGAAAAAGCTTACAACGATTTAGATAGACCAAGATTAGTTAAACAACAAAAGAAACAATTAGAAGAATTTAGAGTAGGTTTATTAGCACAAGGTTTTGAAATTAGAGAAGGCACAACTCCATTTTTAAATTTATTAGAATTTTCTGTAGAACAAGCAACTGACCTAGCAATTGCAGATTATAACCAAGAAGTTGCTTATACAGACCAAATCAATCAATCTTTATTAACTTCAGCTAGAGGACAAGCAGAGCTTTACAAAGGTCAACTAATTGCAAGAACTGAATACGCTAAAGCAATAGGCAAAGTGGGTCAGGCACAGCAACCAGGTAAAAGTATTCTAACGGTATAATTATGGCACTTAAAATTTATCAATCACAATCCAAAGTTAACACTGGCAGACCTTCACAACAAACGTCTGCATTATTTATTCCAATGGGTTTAGCCACTAAATCTGCGGAAGGTGTTAAAGCAATCGCAAAGGCTTATGCAGATTATAAAACTTACCAGCAAGATACAATTGATGAAAACAGAACAACCGACCTTATTATTGATGCTAAAAAAGATATATCTAAAGTTATTGTTAACTCAAAAAAAAATACAAATTTAGATGAGGTTGAAGGTAATCTTAATGATGTGTTTAAATCATTTGACTTAAAAAATGAAAGCAAAGGTGTTCAACAAAAGTTTGCAAAATGGTCAAACAATTACAAAAAGATTGCAGCTGGACAGGCATTTAAAAATTCATCAGCAGCTTTAGCTTTACAAACAACTCAATCACAAACAAAAAAAATTAATACCTGGGCATTAGATGCAGCCAGTAATGACCCATTCGTTCGAGCAGAGGCAGAAGGTAATTTACAAAATTATTTTAATAATCCTAACAATGCTCAATATTTTACCGACTTTGAAGCAACTAAAAATGAAACGTATGCTTTGAAAGAAAAACTAAAAACTAAGTTTGATGTTAAAAATAATCCTGAAAAATATTTAAACAAAGTTGAATTGCATGACAAGTTTGGTCCGCAAGTAGGTGATGAAATATATGACCAGGCATCTGCTGAATTAACAAAACAAAATGTTAATGCAGAAAATTTATTAATATTAAAAGAACAAGAAGGTATTAATCAATCAGTTTATAATTTTACGGACATTGCAAATAGAATTTTATTATCACAAAGCGACAAATCAAATTCTGAGCTTTTAGCTAAAGTTCCTTCAATAGATGATGTTTATGATTATTGGAAATCAGGTAAAATTAACGAAGCTCAATATCAATCTATTTTAGATATTTATACAAATCCAAATAAGACAACAAAAGACGAATTAATTAATTTAATAAATAATCAAATTGTTATTGCAGAAACCGTTGAGCAAGTTGAGGATATGCAAAATTACAATGCAACTGCACAAGAAGTTTTAAAAGATATTAATTTATCTGACTTAGCATCAGTAAATAAAGTCATTGCACAAGTTAAAAGCGACCCCACAAAACATCAAGAGTATAAAGATTATTTAAAAATACTTAGAACGAATATGAATGATGTAGGAGGAACGTTTGATTTAATTTCACTCGGCAGCCAGGTTCAAGAAGAAAAACAAAGAGCAATAAGCGCAGAAAAAATCTTTCTTAAAAAGTTTAGTGAAACAGGAAATGCAGAGCAAGCATACTTAGATACAATTAAAAATTTTAAAGATGCAGTTCCAACATTATTATCTGAACAATTAAAACCACTTCATTATAATTTTACAGATTTAAAAGCTGCAATCAAAAACGCTGAAAAGCAAGGTAACAACGCATTTGATACTGCAAGAGATACATTAGTTATTAAAGTCAAAAATGGTGAACTATCTATGAGTGATTTAAAGCTAGATTTAGAACGTTTAGATTTAATGGAAGATATTTTTCATATTAGAAAAAAATTATCTAATGGTGATGAGGATTATTTGTTTCAAGAACCTAACGGCAGTGGCGGCAGTAGATTTGGAAAATTTAAGGAAAATAAATAAATGGAAGAAAATTATAATATTTTAGATGTGGTTTTGCCTGAAGTAGAAAAAGACAATGTAAAACAATCGAGAGGTTATCAGGCTTTAGTTCGTAACAATATGGACACTGCTGAATTTACAGGCGGCGAAGTTGATGCAGATGCTGGTCCAATACCAACTAACCATACTAATGATGAATTAAAACAATTTGGTAAAGACTTTTTTGATTTTGTGGTTTCTATTCCTGTTGATACGATGGTTGGTATTTCACGTGCTGGTGCAAACTCTACACAAAAAGGAATACAGATAGGAAGATTTATTGCTGATGCTGCTGGTATAGATTATGCCGTAGATGATTTATCTGCAATTAATGACAAGATTGAAAAATTTAAAGGTTCATTAAATAAGTACCAGGAAGACAGTCCGTTTATAACGAAGCTTTTAGGTTATGCTGCACAAGAAGGTTCTGTGGTTTACCCAATGTATAGAAAATTTAAATCAATGGGTATTCCAAAAAGTTATGCGATGCTTTTATCTTTTGGTATTGGCGGAACGTTAGCTTTAGGACCTGAAGACCAGTTAACACTTGATAGTAAAACCGCTAAATATTTTAAAGATGTTTTAAATGTAGAAGAAGACACACCAGCTGAAGATATTTACAACATGGGTTGGTCTGCTATGGAAAATACAGCAATCGGTGGAGCGTTTGATAATATTATTGAAGGTTTACAATTTGGTAAACAAATTATTAAAGGTTCACAGGTTGACCAAGGCGCAATCGCCGTGGGTTCTGGTACTGCTACTGGAGCTGCCGTACAAGAAGCAACTGAAGAACCAAAGACAGAACAAGAACAATTTTTAGAAGACAAAGAAAAATTTGGTAAACCACAAACAGAATTACCAGATGATAACCAGTTTGCTGGAGGTGCAGCAGTTTTTAAATCTATGTTACGTGAAGCATCAAAGAAGCTTCCAAACAAAGGTTCAGGACAACAGTTTTTAGGTCAGTTAAAAAATCAACCAGGTATTAAAGAATCAGAACTAAAATGGACAGGTCTTGATGATTATTTACAA